TTGGCGCCTGCGCTATAAAAAATATAGCGGTATATTTTTTGTGTGCGCTACTGTTTCACGTGAAACAGTAGCGTGCAAGGAATGTTATCATAAACATAACGTACAGCCACAAGGCCAGGGTAAGTGTTTTCATTCTTGCATCGATCCAGTAAGTGTATTGTAATGCTTATTATAGCTAGGCCCAGTGAGCTTGCGGCCCAAGATTCTATTTTTTATAAGCCACATGAAACCCTTGTAATCAGTGGGCACAATAAAAAACTGTAACGGTTCCTCGACCGCAACTTCAGCTCGACGATTGAACGCTATAACTTTTGGTTCGGTGGCAAGTGCTATGTTTTTCATAACATTTATATAGGGGCTTGCGCCCCCATACCCTAGTTGGCAGAGTTACGGATAAAATCCGAGATTGCACGCAGTGCGCTCTTGTTAGCCTTAGTGAGAGAATCTATATCGTTCTCGCTAAGCTTGAGAGCCGCACCGATAAAATCGGCGTGGACGTCTTTTTTGATAGGGCTTTCGCCGTTCTTGGTTTTATATTCTTTAGCGATATAAACCTTTTCACGGCTGAGCTTCGCTACAATTGAGCGAACAGTCCGGCCCATAGTCTGGGCAATTTGCTCAACGGTAACACCGGCCTGATAGTCGGCCACAATCTGAGCAGTCTGCTCAGGGCTATAGTTAGGGGCTTTGGCTGTTGCCATTTCAGCTACTCCTGTTTGTTTATCGAGCTTTTATTATAGGCCAATTTCAGCAAAAGATTGTCGTCACAGCGACAATCTGCCTACCATTCGTCGGCTGATAAGCGGTAGGTTACTGTTATAAAGTTTTGTGATAGATTATAGAATATGTGATGCAATGATATAGATTATAGAATTTATAATGGACAGGGGCGGTTATCAGACTGTTATGTTATTTATAGCGGTGGGGCCCACCCACACGCGTACCTCAAGGAAATTTTTTCAAAAACCCAAGGTGCCAAATCTGACCCTAAACCGTATACCATAATACTTACCCAACCAACCCAAACCGCCCAAACCCACCCAATCCCCCAAAAATTTTCAACTTGCAAACTAACCACCACTAGTGTTATACTCACACAAAATGGAGAAATTTATGTCAACACATCTACCAGCAGAAACACTCAAAATCTCACCAGAGGCCTTAGAAATAGCCAACTGCTATCTACAAGTGCAGGACGCCAGACAAGTTGCACACGAGCTAGACCTCGACCCTGAACTGGTAACAACCACACTAGCCAGACGTGAGGTACGCAACTACATAGACCACGTATTTTTTGATACTGGATATAACAATCGCTTTTTAATGCGACGTGCCATGGATGCACTAATAAAACAAAAGTTTATGGAGATGGAGGAGTCGGGAGTTGGTAGTTCAAAAGACATTGCTGAACTACTAGCACTATCACATAAAATGAGCATGGACCTCTTAGATCGCGAGATACAACTGGAAAAGGCCAAGCAAGGTCAGGCTGGACCGCAAAAACAAGTGAACGTGCAAATTAACGACTCGGACGGATCAAAGTATGGTCAGCTTATACACAAACTGATTAGTGGCGAGGGTGTATGACAGCACTAGAGTTCACCATTTTTAGCATACTATTAAGCATAATCGCAACCATAGCACTAGTGGAGTTAGCACATGCTAGTAGTAAGTAGACCGGATGTAGACTGTGATTATATTACGGATTTTGATCCGGCTAGGCGATTTATTAAACTGCCTATAGATAACTATCTCCGGCTATTAAACATCTACGACACAATCAATCGTCCACAGATAGCACTAATCAATGCGGTTAATAGTCCGCAGTACAGGTTCATCTGTGCTGCACTTGCCAGACGATTAGGCAAAACCTATATAGCCAATATTATTGGTCAACTAGTAACACTAGTACCCAACTGTAATGTGCTGATTATATCGCCTAACTATAACCTATCGAGTATTAGTTTTGAGCTGCAGCGTAAGTTGATCAAGCATTTTGATCTTGAAGTAGAGCGTGATAACCTAAAGGATAAAATTATTGAACTGTCGAATGGATCGACTATAAGGATGGGATCTATTAGCACAGTGGATTCAACTGTAGGTCGCAGCTATGACCTAATCATATTTGACGAGGCGGCCCTGTCGGAGCGTGGCGAGGAGGCATTTAATGTGCAGCTACGTCCCACACTAGATAAACCTAATGCTAAGGCAATATTTATTAGTACACCGCGCGGCAAGCAAAACTGGTTTAGTAGATTTTATCAGCGCGGCTTTGACCCACAATTTCCGGAGTGGTGTAGTCTGCAAGCTGACTATTCGGAGAATACTCGCATGGCTGAGTCGGATGTAGAGGAAGCCAGACGATCAATGCCTAAAAGTGAATTTGAGCAGGAGTACATGGCCAGCTTTACTAGCTATTTAGGTCAAATCTATGAGGGGTTCCGTGCAGAGTATATCATTGACGAACTGCCGGAATTACGTGGTGAGGCCTTTAGTGGGCTAGATGTCGGATACCGCGACCATACTGCCTGGGTTAATATTATTTATGATTTTAATACGGACTGCTTTTATTGTGTAGAAGATTATCTAGAAGCTGAGCGAACTACACGTGAACATGCCGAGCATTTTCATAAGATGATTGAGCGTTGGAGCATAGAAACCGTCTTTATTGATAGTGCTGCTGCACAATTTGCAGCTGACCTAGCCTATAACTATGAGATTGCTAGCACTAAAGCCAAAAAAGATGTGCTTGCAGGCATTGCTTATGTGCAAACCCTAGTACAGCAGGGAAGATTGCGTGTACATAAGGATTGCACACATGTTATAGAAATGCTAGATATGTATAGATGGGATGATCGCGAAGGGCTGGCTAAAGAACGACCAAAGCACGATAAGTATTCGCACATGGCGGATGCACTCAGGTATGCATTATACAGCTATGTAGTATAAGGTATCTCGCCAGGAGCTAATTTAAAACCACTACAACTTTTACGTTTACCATGCAACATCTTACAAAAATTAGTAGTAATTACATTGTGCTCTGTACAAAATTTACTTAAATTATCTATAGTATATATACAGCCATCAGGCCCAATAACTTTAGGGTATATAATACCTTTAGATTTAGCATTTAATAATTCACTATGTAATTTTCCTACCTCTTTATAAGTGTTTTCAGACCTTTTATTTTTAATACTAACTATCTCATTCCATAGTTCAGGGTGCTTTTGCTGTATCCAGCTATGATTTCTACCTTGATATATTTTTCTAATATTATCATATCCAATATTAGTTATTTCGGAAATCTGCTTTAAAGACAGTTGAGGGTTACACATTAACTTAGCTGCTTGTAATATTTCAGCATTAGTATGTTTTGAGGATCCACAATCTTCTCCAGATTTAATCCCTCCAGCATACAGCTGATTTGATTCATTAAAAGAATTAAATCCATTTTCTACACTATTAAAGATTTCAATAGCCATATTTTCATTATAATTTAATTCCTGGGCCGCACACTCTATCAATATTTCATATGTTGGAAATCCGTACAAAATATACGCATTTTGCAATTTATCAGATGCTTCGTTATTTTCTAAATTATTTATATGTGCCCTATATCGTCTTTCAATTTGTACACTTTGACCAACATATACTTTATCAGTACCAGTAAATCGTAATAAATAAATTCCTATAGTCATTAATTTCTCCTAAATTTTATGCTATAGATTTATTATACCAAAGCTTCTGGTCAAAATCAAATACAAATTTTAATTCCAGGTAATTAAAATTTAATACCAAATACGTTGCCACCAGCTTAACTGTTTAAAGCGGTTGATTTCATCTTTTAGTGCTCTATTAGTGTTGGCGAGTGTTGTGTTGGTGTGCTCGAGATTTTTAAGCTGTTTGACTAATTCGTCTTTGTCTTCTAGCTCTTGTAATTCTTGTTTATACTGTTCGCACAATTCCTTAAACCGCCACAACCATTCAATATGTTCTAGCGTACTTAATTGCATAATCTTATGGTCATCTATGGTAGTACGTTCCGCTTGATCAAGTTTATCTAGTTGTTCTTGTGGTATTGGTGGTGGCTTAGTGCCGTTGAGTATTAGTTGGTTAACCCAGCTAATCTGTATTAAGGCATCCTCGTATAGGTCTATGTGGTCTGGATGGACAATCATTAGTATTTGGAAATCGGGCATACCATAGGTGTCATAAGCCCACTGCATCTTGCGTGTGTGTTTACCCTGCAAGAAGTTACGTCTATGCGTTTCCCAGCGCTTAGGTATGTTTTCGCTTTTGCCTATATAGTAGTGTCCGCTTGAAAAGTTTAGTTGATATATTCCGCTGTTCATTTTGCCTGTATTTTTAGTTTGAAA